TGTTATCGCTTCTTATGGAAGTTGTGAGGATTGCACAAAAAGCACTGAAGGAGAAAGAGTAATGGGTGATACAATTATTGAAATCGAAGAACTTGATCTGCCACTGATAGACAAGACTATCAATGACATCAAAGCCTATGTTGTCTTTGACAGAGAAGAAGAACAGCTTTGGTATCTGTCCTCTATCACTTGGGATGGCAACACCTTGGAATGGGACGGGGCTAGAACATTACGCAGTGCTGATCTGAGCAGGATGATATGGGAACACGTAATACACTATATCACTGACGAGGCTACCGAGAAGGCTGAAGATCATTTCTTGGATGAGGAACACGACTATTAAAGGACGTGCTTACCTCTGAATACTGGCTCACCATTGATCAGCTCACACATCTCTGGCGGCAGCAGCACACCGTCAATGAACGACAACACTAGGAATCCCGGCTGCGCTCTGCTTGGGGTTCCCTCACCATACTCGAAGCACTTGTGAGACGGATCACCGAGCATACCATCCTCAATGCCCCAGTGGGTTCCATTGCGATTGCGAACTGCTGTAACCTGCAACTGATGGGTGTGACCAGTGATGGTTGTCACGCCAGAGTGTAGAGCATTGTTCCATCCTGCATGGATGCCAGAGCGGAAGCGATGCCTGATCTCTACACCATTGATATTGACCGCCCAGCAGAACTCCCATGTCGGGAACCTGTCTGAGATCCGACCTGCATAATCATCAAGCTCAGGTGCGTTGTTAGCTAAGTAGTGATCAACACGCTGGTCATGGTTACCCATCGTCCAGATCCTGTGCTTTGACGGCTGTAGCTTGGCTATCCACTTGGTAGCTGCGTCTATCTCAGCGGAGAGTTTTGGAGCGTGAGCATTCAACAGAGAGCCGTGACGGCTGACCTTTGCACCATCCAGAATGTCACCATTGAGGACAATAACATCCGGCTTTAACTTGCGACTGACAGCAACAAATGCCTTCATCATTACAGTCTCAGGGCCGGGCCAGATATGGGCATCCGAGCCAATCAACACTACGCCATTATCAAGCGTGATCTCTAGCTGCTGTGGGTATGTCCAATTTGCGGACGGCTCAAGTTCAATTTGCGCGAAGATCTCAGGGTACATTACCTTGGCAATGTCTACCCTTGTCTGGATAGTTGTCCTTGGAATCTTTGATATTTTGCTACTAAGAACATAACTCTTGTTGCATCTGTACCAAAGACGCACAGCGTCCATAGCAACGTCCTTGGACAACTTTTTATTGGGCATTAATCGACCGCCATGTTGAATGCAATCTTCTCGGTCTCTTTGACCCGTCTAGACCACCCTTTACCAAACGTCTCCCATGTTGGCAAACCTTGAAGGAAAGCCATACGGGCCTCGCAGACCTTGGTAGCCAACTCTCTGGGGTTGACATTGGCTACAGCGGCTAGGGTTGCGGGGCCGATAGCACCGTCAGCAGCCACACCGACAGCCCTTTGTAGTAACTTGCTGGCACGACCAACACCACTATTAATAGCAAGGTCGAACACAGCAAAATCAACACCTCGCGGGAGGTCATCGCCACGGACTGCGTCCCAGTACTTCTTCTTATAGAGCGGCGTGACGTCGGCAACTGTGAGGGATCTGATGTCATCTACCGTTACCTCATGGCCTACCCACTCTTCCCAGACACGCTTCGTGCATCCGAGATTGGTTGCTCCCCCTGGGTCCTTGGGGTGATTTACGAACCCCCCTTCGTGCTTCAAAACATGAGCAAGTGATTCGTTAAAATTATCTTCCACGGGTCACTCCTTTGGAGTTGAGTTATAGATCATAGCATCTTTTTTCTGACTGCCAGATGACGATCCAAAGTAGAACGCAATGATGCCGCCCCATGCAGTCTGTAGCGCACCAAGCAACAACAACAACGCCTCGTTGCCTGTTGTCGGCAAGCCATAGACTAGCATATAAATCAGGATAGCAAAGAACCCTGCGGTCACTGACACTGCTAAGGCTCTGGGTATCCAGTCTCTGGTTTCTTTCTGCATATCACGGGCAGATTTACGGTCGTCAACAGCGATGCGTTCTAGGTCGATGTCCAAGGCTTTCATCTGCACCTTGAAATCGGCGTCGATCTTTTTAACGGCAGCCAACTGCTCTGGAGATGCAGTAGCCATAGCATCCATTACAGCCTCTTCTGAGAAGTCTTCAGCACCTAGCAGTGCCTTGGATAGGGATTTGACAGCAAGGCCAGCCAGTGGGCCTCCTAGAGCCGTTGCAAGGGTAGGGGCTACCGAGGATAGTAACGGCCCGAATGCTTTAAGTAGATCCATCTTTACCTCCAGTAGATTTGCTGCCGAGCATTATGCCTGACAGCGTGCCTGTTAAGAATGTTGCAATCGGTGCGATTAGCTTAAAAAATTCCTGATCGTTTGGAGCCTGTCCGTCAATCGGCTGCACGACAAAGATCAGGCTGTACAAAACAGCGAACACAGTACCCGTCAGTGTCAGGCAAAGGCTGACCCCGATGATAAACTGCAAGAGAGCATGAAGTTCATCCTCTTTGATCCTCATCTTGCGACGGCTCCGCATGGATTTCTTTTTAGTGTGTCGGCTGAACAAGTTCCAGAAGCGGTGCAAATAGGAGGATTGCATTCAGGTGCGTCCCAGTTGGCAGGATCTTGGCACGGGTATCGGTAGCGGTCTTCGCACCCAGTCAAGACAATCATCATGGCTATGATCAGGTACTTCATTTGTGGGCGAACAATACCATGCCGATACCAACGCAGACAGAGAACAGGACAACAGCACCGATTAACCATGCACCCATGATCATGTCTTTGCGGTTCTCTTCAGCCTCACGCTGTGCAGCCGCTGCCTCACGCTGTGCCTCTTTCCTCATTTCGATTATCTCTTTTTGTATAGACGACCACGCTGCTACACCGTATGCAGAAATGAATAGATTGCGTGTATCTAATTGTAATTGCTGGGCTTTTTGCTTTAGAGTGTAAAGTTTAATCGCCTCGGCCTCATACTCTGCCTGAGACTGAAACAGTTTCTTTTTCTTTTTAGCACTGGTTAACTGAGTGATCTGAGCAATGCGACCGAACAGACTGCCGACCTTCTCGGCAACGTCCAGCATTTCGTGTCCACTATCGACGGCCCCTTTAATCCCATTGTAGATGGCTGTCGCACCTGCGATGAGCGTAAAAGGATCCATTTATGCTCTATTCCAATCTCTAATTGCAAGAGCAATACGAATCAAAACAAGGATCAGACCGCCTACTACAGCAGCAAAACCAATCCAACCCTGTAACTCAGTAACCCATAGCGGCATTGTGATAGCACCTGTTGCTATGGTCGAATCAATTACAAGTTTGGCTTCGTCAGCTTCCATGATGTTACTCGTACATAATGTTGATAGTGCCAGCGTCAAAAGTATCTGTGCCGTTGACAGTAGTTATGCGGATTTGAGTAAGTGTGCCGGAAAGAGTTTTTGTAGCCCCAATTTGGGATGTTCCCGCCGAGCTTGAAATCCCCAAAACGCCAGCGCACGCCCATAAATTAGTGGCGAGGTCTAACGCAGTTATTGTCACAGAGCCGTGGACTATAATACCCGCCGAGGGGGCTGCAATTCCAGTTAAACCAAACCCTGTGGTGTAGTTAGCGTTGTTTGTTCCTGTTCCAGAACTTGTTGAAGCCGCGCCCAAGTACCCAGTAATTTCAACCCCGCCAGAATCACCAAGTTGAATTAACTGGGGACTTGTTCCACTCGTACTTACGCCGCTAAACATCACAGTAATACGCTTTACCCAAGACGGTATGCTAGTGAAGTCAACATTAGCAACCGCAGGAGATGCAGGTTGTGATTGTGCTGTAGCAGATGTAATAGCCCCACCTTGGATAGTTTTATTGGTTAACGTCTGTGTAGCAGCAAGAGTTGCAACCGTGTCTGTTGCAGCAGGGAATGTGATTGTATTAGTACCAGCTACAGCAGGAGCGGCAAGCGTAAGTGTTCCAGACGTAGAGCCATTCAACACAGGACTCTTGGCAAGGGTGACCTCACCAGACGCACCTAGCGTGATGTTAACATCAGCCGATGACGGGTTCTGGATAAGCGTTGTCTTTAGAGTTCCAGTCATGTCATCACTCCCACAAGGCTCTTGAGTTCTACTACGTCAGCAGCAGCATCAATGTCTATCTGTAACCCTGCGTACTTGTCTCGGATGAGTTGCCTTGCCGCTTCAGCAGCTACCGCCTCAGACGGGATCGTAGCCTTGATGTCCAGTGGTGCGAACTCGGCAGACCGCGCAGAACGACGCTTCTCATGGGCGATGGTCTTGGCCTTGTCTAAGTTGATCGTGATCATGCGCTATACTCCCACGCATTGCGGAACGTGCGGTCAGATGGAATGTCGGACACATCTACAATCTTGAATGGCTTACCAGCAGGTACGTCTTTGGCAGCGATTTCCTCAATGGTCATCGTTTCAAGGGCTTCTGGAGCGGGGATGAGGATGGATACTCCACCGTCGTCGTTTGGATATATGATGCGGTTCATTGGGTTATCCTTTTAGCGAAATACAGCAACACTAGAAAAATCCGAATCAAGTAAAGCGGCAGCTCCTGTCCTGTGACATGATAATCTAAGTTGCGACACAGTTGGATTTGCTAGTGGGCTTATTCCGAGCAATTTAGTATCAGCAGTAGAAGTTGCACTATTTGTATTAGATATGGTTACGCAGTAATTTACATCAGGCATTGCAGTCGTAAAGTTCACCGTGTAGTCACCCAAACCATTGTCAGCAACGCTCGTAACATTGCCACTACCACGGATAGTACAGAAACCACCCGTGTTGGTCGTGCCGTCAAAGTTCACCCACGCACGGCAGCCGTATGCCGTTACTACCGAGCCGTAGCCGGAGTTGAACTTAAAGTTTCCGCTTGAATCAAACTGCCCAGTAGCAACTCCACCTTCAGTAAAATCAATCGTGTCGGCTGCCGAGAAGAAAATACCCGTGTTGGTGTTGCCAGTCGCAGTAATCGCCGGAAGAGCCGCTGTTCCAGCCGTGAACTCTGCCTGACCAGACGCATTAACACGCATCCGCTCAGTGCCGCCCGTCGAGATGGCTACGATATCTGTGCCGTAGAAAATACCCGTGTTGGCGTCGCCGCCTTGCACTGCTGGAGTAGCAGCGGAGCCATCAACACCAGCGATACCTGTGGTCCCGTTAATAGTTATGGTCATGCCCATGTTCCTACGTTAATAAGTCCTGCGGAGCCAATTGGGTAGATTAAGAAATACGACCCTGCAAGGGTTGAATAAGGGCCAACGGACACTGACGTAGTATATTGCGGAATAAACGTACCGCCAGCGTTAATGGAAACAGTGCCTCTTAATTGCATTGGCCAATTCCAATTAGCGGTTGCACTAGCATTGCCCATAGAAGTTGCTGCGGCTGTGTTTGAAAAAAATGTAAGCGGACCACTGCCCGCACCTGATGTAAAAACACCGGAGAGAGCATTGTACACGCCACCATACAAAATATTGTTAATTGTAGCTGCTCCAGCAAAACTAAGAGACAAACTATGCGCTGTTGCGGTAGCTATTTTTGAAAAAACAACAACCATTTCAAACGCATAAACTGTGCTTGAGGACAGCGTTACACCAAGCGATGACCCATATATGCCTTGTGCGCTAGTTGATGCTGTCCCTACATAATCAGCGTTTAACCGATAGAACTGAGCGTCGGGTATAACACCGCGCTGCGCACCCTGCGGGGTTCCGTAGAACACCTTGCCATCGTATTCCACTGCACCAGCAGTAGCGGTTGTCAGATTTGTTCCAGATGTAAGGTTAAGAGGGGCAACAGATGCTGTTCCAGCAGCTAAAGCAACGCTCTTATTGGTCAGCGTCTGAGTAGCGGCTAGACCTACAAGTGTATCAGTCACAGCAGGAAGTGTGAGCGTGTTGGTTCCGGCTACAGCAGGAGCGTCTATAGTCACCGATCCAGATGTTGAGCCATTGAGTTTTACAGGCATCAGACAGTCTCCAAAATAATGTTCATCATACTATCGACCATGTGCTACCAGAAGGGACGGTAACGGTCACGCCGCTATTTACCGTGATTGGGCCGAATGTTCCTGCGTTCTTACTAGTTGCAGAACCTGTGCCTATTGTGTAATCGGCTGTTACAATCTGATCGTTTTCATGAAAAATCTCATCATTGCCACCACCTGTAGCACCGCCACCAACTGCACCCCAATTAGTACCGTTGTAGCCTTCAAATTGATTTAGATCAGTATTAAACCTAAAATAACCGACAGCAGGTGTAGGACGATTTGCTGTCGTGCTGGCAGGTATTGAAGCTGCACCAGTGCCTGATGTGATAGTAACAAATCCAGAACCAAATGAGCTGCCTACAACAACCGGATTACCATTGGAGTCAAATGCTAATGTCTTTCCAGCGCGGTCTGCTTGTACAGGCAGAACCATGTTAACATTTCCACCGTCCTCAACCGCTGCCGCATCATACTGCGGAGCCTTCAGAGTACGCTTGTTTTCTTCAGCAAGCTGTTGGATCAGAATGATAGAGGCATCCAACTGCTCATTGAGAGACGAGGCTTTCAAGTCACCAGCGGTCACGAAGTCTGTGGTACGCTCAATAGCCCTTGCACCGATGATAACAATACGGTCAGCACTTGTAGCGGCAACCACCAGAGTCACCGACCCAGTGCCGTTAGCCCCGTTAATCGTCACAGTGTAGTTTGTGGTGAGCGTCAGCTTGGTCGAGTTCTTATAGACGGCAATGTCTGTCTGGCTGATGACTGGAAACGTAAACGCATAAGGGCCGACACCAGCAGATCCGGTGTAGACAACCCTACGGGTTACTGCGGTAATATTATAATCAGCCATAGATCACCTCGCTCGATTTGCACCTTATACACTACACGGTCTTGTTGCTCAATCTCACTGCTGCATGAAGTCTAGCGACTCTGACATTTTTGGTTTTGCCGCCTTGAGACGGTCTCTAAATTCAGGGCTAGTAAGATTTAACTCATAGATAATCATGTCTCTCGCTTGCCGATACGCACCATTATATGTGTTCTTAATCATTAACTGTTGTTCTTTAACGGGCATAGATTTGTAATCTTCAGATTTTATCATCTGAGTTAACGAGTTAAGCAAAGTTGTGCCTTCATTGTATCCACTGTCTCCAGGCATATTACCTGCCTCATCCATTGTGTTCGCAATCTGAATCCATTGGTTATATTGCTTGGATGTCAAAGGTACATTTGGGACAATACTTTTAGGTGGCGTATCAAGTCCGATATCAAGACGGCGTAATTCTGCATCTACAGGATTATATTTTCCGTTTATAATTTTAATCGGACTAATTAAATCCAGAGATGAACCCCTTCCCTGCATCACATTTTCGTTCCAGATATTAAGTTTAGGCTCAACATCTTTTGACAGGCCAGGCACTCTTGATTTTGCTCGGTCAAGAGCCTGATAGAACCCAGAAACTATTTCATTTGCATCCGAGCTGACGGACGAAGGCACATAGGTTTCGCTACCAGTAGGGTCTACATATCTTTCAACCGTTGCAGAGAGTGAGCCAAAGCCAGGAGTTGCAGTAATAATAGTTCCAGTTACTCCTTTGGTGGCCTTTTCAAGAAAGAGTTTGATTACGTCCTTATTGTCGGTTCTTTTGTATTCCTCAAATATTTGAGAGAACTCAGCCATTCCTTCTACAAACGGCTGTGTCGACATATATTGAGCAAGTGCTAGCGCACCAACTGATGCCAACTCTTGAGCCGTATCTAGGTTTCCCTTGTCAGTAAAGTCTGTGTCCTTAGCGTATTGAGCATAATCTGCTGATATGGCTAACAATGCAGACAAAGGCTCAAACCTAGCATACGACACGCTTTCATAAGAACCGTCAGGGTTTTTAAATACAAACGAGTAAGGTTGAATTCCAAGACGGGAATCTCTGTCTTTGTTTGCCCTCTCGCTTTCACCTTTACCAGTAATAAAAAAGTCAGGCTTATCTGCTCCATAGGCCATATAAGCAAATGTCCCCATTGCTGCCGAACCAAGGCCAAACCTAGCCAAAGCCAAATCAGCTTCTGGCCCTGACTTTAACATTGCAGAATAGGCACTAGGATTTAACGGTGTTCTTTTTAAAACCTCAATCGAAATATTTGTTGGGGTTCTAAAAAACGGTATGATAAACTTAACCACTGGCAAGTTTGAAAACTCTTCTAGGCTCTTTAATGTACCAGTCATCTCAGTCTGGAACGTCGAACTCTTTGCGTGAGCCATCGCGTCTGCCATTAATGAATCTGGAGGGTTGTTGGCAAAACTCGCTGATACACTGGCTCCTTTTAGACGAGCGACATCTTCAGCATCTCCAGCAGCTTTAGATGCAAAATATGCTTTGTCACCTTCTCTGATTGTAAGTGCAGCCAATTCTTGCCGATAAGCAACGGTCTTAAAAAATTCATCTTCTGCAATCAAAAACCTGCCAGGCATCCTTTGGATTGTTCCGAGCAAATTAATACCAAGACCTAACGGTGTATCCGGCATAACTCCAAGGTTTTCTGCATCTAGGGCTTTGCGTCGAGACAGTTCAACTTTTGACCCAAGGCCACCTGTTATAGGCTCACCACGCACAAAACTTGCTCCAGCAATTCTGAGAGCGTCTTGAAACGCATCTTTACTTGCAAGCGCAAACGCATTTGCCTCGCTTAGTGTAAGACGTTCTTTGCCTGTATATCCACCAAGCGTCCGTATATATCCAATACCAGCAGCAGTGTATCTTTCACCAACCTGCCATGTGCCAAATGCGGCATTGCCAAATGTGTTAATCATATGGGTTGGTGGACCGGATAGAAGGCCATTGATAAATCCTTCTTGAATAATGTCGTAAGTTTTACCAACTCCACTTTTAAGTTTGTTATACCAACTGCCGTTAATAAAAGCTGTTTTTTGAGCATCTGTTTCAAGAAAACCCAAATACTCATTAAATAATTTTAGATCACCGCTTGCTTCAAATCGACGGAATACAAGATCTGTTTCCTGTTCTAGTTGAGTTAAATTAACACCAGTTTTCTGAGCCAAGCCTCCAACTGCACCAAGTGTACGACCAGTCTCTGAAACAACACCCGACAACCCACTAATGTATGCTCTTGTTAAAGTTAGAGCTTGTAAAACTTTTCTTGCATCTTCTGGAGATCCGCTAACATTAGCAGCATCAACTAGCGTTTTCATTTCAAGATGTAGGCTTTTTAAGCCGACTATCCCAGCAACAACATCTTCAGCCAATGGAAGGTTTTGACCTGGCTTCCTCATTGCAAATTTTTGTACTATATCATTTAACCCAACATTTTCAGCACTAGCAAGGAGTTGATCTATTGTTATGGTTCCTCTTTTAGCAGCGTCAATAAGATCAGGGTTTGCCGCTTTAACCCTTGCAAAATAATCTGCTGCATCAGTTCCTATTGTGTTGCCAAAACGAACAATATTAAGGCTTGTCCCATTATAATCAGGTATTGCTCCAAGGATTGATTGCAATTCTGCTTCATCAGCAGTCCTAATTAAATAGCCACCTTCAACGGGCGTTATGTTTTCAATTTTTGGAACAATTTGAGAACGACGCAATGCTTCTTCTGCGCCAAACTTTTGCTCAATAACTTTTGCCCCTCTTTCGATTGCCTTAAATATTCCCTTTGCAGATGCCTCTTGCTGACCTGCGACTACTGGTTCTTCTGGAACATCAGAGACAACAGTAGGTGCGTCTTCTGTAACAGAAAACGAATCAATAGATGGCGGTACTTCAGATTGACCTGGCCCGATGTCCGAAAGAGGGTCACCAGTTGGGTTGATATTGATTGGAGGCACTACTTGCGTAGGCTTCGCAGTCATAGCATCAATGCTGGTTTCTAATGTAGTAGCCATTACTGCGCCTCTTTAGTTTGTGGTTCGCTAGGAGTAGTTAATTGAGTCGTGTAAAGAGTTCCTGCTGTCATTCCGGCTGCTTTTCTTGCTGCTTTAGGAATATCTACAAGCGGGAATGCCGCACCAAGTGCAACGTCAGCCGTGCTTTGAGGCAAGAAAATATCCATAGCAAAGTTACTGACTTCACCAGCCGTAGATTCCAATATCTTTTTAAAAATCTTTTGATCTACACCAGCAGCGGCGAACCTATCAGCAAGCAAGGAAAAGGTCTTATCATTCAATTTGTTAACACCTGACCTGAGAAGATCAGACGTAAATTTAACACCAGTGTCTGTTGGAGCAGCAGCCGCAGCTATTCCTTTTTTGATTGCTACTTCAGGAATGGGCGTTGGTTGGTCACCAAGAGCGGCAGCCGCATCAGGAACGGGTAATAGCGTGTACCTATAAAACCCAAGATCATCTTTCTTGAGTTCATAGTCACCACCTCCAGTTGAACGCATGGTTCTGAATCTCATAAATTCCAGATCAATATCCATTATTCAATTCCCATAATGTTGCCAGCCCTGAGACTTAAAATTGCTCTAGCTAATTTACTCAACCTATCCAATTCAGCAGAATTTGCTGTTGGTATTTTGGATTGAATTGCGACATCAAGATCATTCACTCGATACGTTCCATCAGGTTGGGCCTTAACACCATTTTCAGTAGCAAATCTTCTTAATTCCATTTTTGATTCATTTTGGAAATCATTATCCAATGAAGAACCAGTCGAACCAATTTCTTTTTTTACAAAAGATATTGTGTCCAAATTGGGATCATCAACTAGCGCAGATAGCAATTTTTGTCGGATTAACCCTATTTTTCTATTAGCTAAATCTTTGTTAAAACCGTTATAGCCAATTTTAGGGTCGTCTCTTAAATATTGCATAGCAGATTTGACGCTATCTTTTTCATCCGCTTTTAATCTTTTTTGGAAATCCAAAAGCGTTTTATGAGTAATGTTATCTTCCGCAAATGCTTGACTAACCTCATCCATTGTCAACGTGCCATTAATCTCGTCTAACGCAAGACGCTTCTTGGAATCCTCGTTATCTTTTTGGATAGAAGGAGGGTTAAGAAGTTTTTTTAATTTGGCAGCCGCAGTTGGGTCTACAAGATTTACTTCATTCCATGCAGTTTTGGCTCCGTCTGCATTTCCAACATGCAACGCTGAGTAAAAGTTATCAGTTGTTAGCTTTATTTGTGCTTTTTGTTGCTTTGCAATTTCTGCTTCCTGCGATCTTTCAAGGCCAGTGAACTGGGCAGACAAGTTTATAGTCGTGGTGATAACAGAAAGCCTATCATTTACGTCTAGAGAATCTAGAATAGATTGAATTGCAGGATCGTCTACAGTTCCAGAACGCAACTGGTTAATCCTCTGTCTGGATTTTTCAGGATCAGTCGCCCATATTGCAGCAACAGCCTTAGACTGGTCTTTCCATTCCTTTTCAAAAGCATCTACTGTAGTTTTAACCAACGATGCGCTGCCAATCTTACTTGCAAGCGATATGGTTTTCTTTAGTTCAATGGCTTTTTTTTCATTCAAAGATAACTTGATTGTCTCACCCGCTGGGCCGACAGCATAACTATCTCCAGATTGCACAAGGCTACTAATTGAACTTCTCTGCTGAACAAGAAATTGCTCTATCTCATCTTTTGCAGCCGACCCAATAGATGATGCTGCTTTTTTACTGGCAGCCAGATACAACTGGTTGCTTTTGTAAGCCAACTCAGCTTCCAACTTTTTGCCAGCAACGGGATCATAAGCACCCAAAGCAGATGAATAACCTTTAATGGCAGCATTAAACTGCTGTAGCCCAGCCTGACCGCCAGAAGCACCGCTTTCAATGCTACTTTTTATCTTTTCAAGTTCAGCAGAAGCGGCATACCCGATGCGGGTTGAAACAATCTCAGCACTCGCTTTTTGAGCGGATCTGCCAAATATTGTGAACGTATCACCTACTGGTTGGATTGTTTCTCCACTGGCGGTCATTAATTTAAGTTGCTCTACCGTAGGCGCGTTCTCTGCTCCGTATTTCTCACCCTCTACGACAGCTTGTTCCTGTGCGCTCTGCATGAAGAAACTGGTCATCTGGTTCATGCCCTTGGACAGAGCGTCCATAGGTGCGGACACGTCTCTAAACTGTCCTTCTGGAACAGCGACCTGCAAGCCTGATGATTTGTAGCGTGGTAACTCAGCCATGTCTCAGTCCTTTTAGAATACGCCGCCAAACCGTCCAGCACCACCGTAAGGTTGTGCAACTGGTGTCGTCAATGATGGAACCCCACCAACTTTCATAATGTTAGCTCCAGTGCTTAGAAGCGTTGTCCCTGCGGTGATGAACCCTGCGGTTGCCGCTGCCTTCCCCTGCGCCCTTAACGAGGCTGCTGTGGTCTCTCCACCAAGGAAGGCAAGCTCTGCGTTCATCTCGGTCATCTGCTTCTCTTCAATGCCCTGACCAAATGCGTAGTTGGTCAAAGCCGCTGCTGAGCCGCCGAACGGATCAATGCTACCTGCACCTGCACGGGCGCGAATCGTTGCTGCTGTTGCAAGTGTCTTTTCAAGAACCTGTACGCCCTGCTGACGGTATTGCAGTTCCTGTGCCTTAGCCTTCATCTGCTCTTGCTTGGCTTGAGCATTCAATGTCGCTTGCTGAGACAGGCCACCAGCAATGGAACCTACTGCGCTGACAACCGAGGACAACCCAGCCAAAGCCGCAAATGTTCCAGATGCACCGATTGCACCTACCGCACCTAAGATTGGAGCTATAAAAGCCATGTTATGCCCTTTCCAAATTAACGCTTAGGCGGTAATCCAAAAACAACAATGTCATCTTCAATGGTTGCGTTTGCGTCACTGTTACAGAACCCTCATAATCATAGCCAAGCAACGGGCCAACACGCTTCAACCCAGTGAACTCTGCTACCGCTGTATCTAGCACTGCCGAATCAAAAGTCCTAAACGGCACTTCAACGGAGTTAACCGAAGCATTCTGTGTCTTATAGAACTCAGCCTCAACCTCAATAATACGTTTCTTAAACCCACGCATATTCCCAACTTGCAACCGAGGCTCAATAGGCATCGTTGCTATCGTGACAGTGTAGTCCTGACCGACCTGATATGATGTAACAGAGGAACGATCAAACGTGACCAACCCACCGGATGATGCAACTTCGTCACTAAGTACCACGCCATCTGTAATGACTTTGACAGTCTTAGCCGCAAAGTTAGTAGCCGTTACGTTGGCTGCCGCTCCACCAGAGACTGCGTTGTCCAAGGTAAAATCATTGCTGAATGTCTCGACATGGTACTTCACAACGCTATTGATGGTGCGCTGCACAACGACATAGATTGTGCTGATGTCTACGGCTACAGCCTTGAACAAACCATCCGTATCAAATGTTGATGGAGCGATAATGTCTGCTGAGCGAAGCACGGAGTATGCAGTAAACGTGCCGTCTGTGTTGACCAGCATCAACAGATCTGATTCGTCTGTGTTCGTAGCACGTCGCATAGCCATATCAACGGGCGTGTTAATCAGATGTCCAGACAGTAGCGATATCTTGTTTGAGACATAGCTGGCTTGAGTATCTGTGTAGATAAACTCCTGCACCATCTTGCCGCCGCGCTGGATATAGATCGTGCCAGCCTCAAGTCCAACAGGACGTGTGCCTTCAATAGAGCCATTGCGGGTTGCAATACGGACAAGGAACGTACCCGGCGTGATTGGATCACCAAGTCCCTGTGGCACGTAGAACTCGCCACCAGTCGTGAACAGTTGCAAGTCACGTCCTGAGTGAATGTTTACGATTGCATTGAACTGGTTAACGTCGAGCGTTGCTTCTACTGCATCGTCATCAAGGTTCGTTTGCTTGTCAAAGTTAAAGAAGTCACCGACACGGCTACCCCAAACAGTTGATGGTCTGTCACGGGAACCCCCGAAATATAACCGTCCTTCATGAAAAGTCACACTTCTGGGATAACCACGGGTAGCTGACCATACATCTTCATAGCCGCTTTCAGTCTCCCAGCTACTAGCTGCGATTGCACCTGTGCTAGAAAACGGAACTTCAACGATAGCCCGAAGGACAGTCGTGCTGACAAACTCGATAACTCTGGCTCGACCATAGGAAATTGTATTATTGACGTATTGACCGACCAAAGCAGCGGTAAACACTGCCGCACTCGCCGTCAGCGTAATTGTTCCAGTTGTAGCAGATGGCGTAAGCGTAGCAGCAGGGGTCGCAATCGTAAGTGAAAACGCATATTTGGGAATGTAATCAAACGACAGGTTCGAGATTGTCCATGTTGCGTCTGTGCCGCCACGAACCATTTTCTGAACTGGCATATCTTTATGCGTAAAGATAACCGTATCCGCAGACTGGGCGTAGTTAAGATTAGCTAATCTGGCTGATGTTAGTTCGGTAGCGGCTAGGTAGTCGTTGCCTGAACCATTGATATTCGTAATCAGAACGCCAGCCTTGTAGACATAGATGCGCTGGTTGACGATAGCGAACATATACGAATCGCTAGTCGAGAACTCAAACGGAACTAGAACCGCACCATCAGACGCACTTGATGGCAGAGCATGAATGAACTTCAAGCCGGGTCTACGACGCACACCGCCCTGTGGCAGAATTACAACATTTCTAGCGGTCTTCAGGCCGGAGTAATACTGTGCAAGATCAATACGACCACGAAGCAGCGGATCAATTTCGCCTACTGTAAAGTTGGTCTGGATATTGATTATGCGGGTCATTAGTACCTCACGGCAACAAGGCTAAAGTCTTCAATCATCTGAGGCGGATGATTCTGACCGTCAACCATAGTGGCCTGTCTAAAGTAACCGCCACGACCGTTCTCACCAGAACCGATAGCCATGTTGGCCCAGTATTGGCTCTTGCTCATCTGGTCAGTGACAGGCTCTGCAAAGTGCCAGCACAGATAGTACTTCATCAACTGGACAAAATACTTCGGCATCAGGTCTTCGCTGACATCGAACTGATAGTCGATATAGACAGTGGTGTAGTTGGTCTGCACCATGTTGTTCATAACTTCCCAGTCAGTGACTGGACGCGCACCTGGATTAGCAGAAACGAACAAAGCCCTTGGGCCTGACAGCATATCGCCGGGGAGCTGATACTCGTACTTCCATTCTGTAACCGGAGTGCTTGCGAGTTGAGCTAGTTGGACTTTCTTGTAGCTGAATGTCCAAGGGTACATTGTAAGTACCATTGCCTTGATGTCGTCATAGAGTCGGTCGGAGATCTGAGCAGCATTAGATCCGTCAGTGAAGGATGTAATGATGTTGGTTCCGAGCATAATAAGTGCGTCGTTGACGATTGTGAGTTTGGTGTCACCAGTTGCCAATGGAGTTCTCCTTCAACGCAATATTAACGCCTTATATATTATTCGTACACAAACAAAAAGAGGGGGATTTCTCCCCCTCAATTAGCACCAGCGGTTCAACGGAATTAATCCGTATCAGTCGCCGAGATAGTCGTACCATCAGCGATGTCCACTACGCCAGCCGACGTAACGCTATTCACGTAGGAAATAACGAGCGAAGGGGTCGTAGCATCGTAGATGAAGATTACGTCACCGACATTGACGAGGGTCGCTACTGTGTTGAAGTACCCAGCAGTATTGATCGTCGCCTGTGTGTCAGTAGACTTGTAGGAGTAAAGAGACGGTGCGTTGCCAGACTTATTGGCAGCGATCGTGTTCCAACCTGTCGAAGAAAAAGCCATTGTTCAATCTCCTTTATGCGGTTTCGCGGCAAGTGATCTTGACAATGCCTTCATCGTCAATCGCGATTGCTCCAGCGGAGAACATACCGTTTACAAGGTATGAGGTCTTCTCTGGAACATAGTTGATTTCGGTCTTCATATTCATACCGATACCGAAGCCAACAGCGTCACGATGATAAGCGAAGCATACACGGTCAAGCGAGCCGTCGATTGCCAAGCCACCTTCAGCACGATCACCGATCATGGTGAACTTGAAGCCCAAGAATGTGTCGATCTCACCCGATACGAGAGCGCGTACCGAGTTGAAATCAGCAGATGTAATGGACGTTTCGCCGAGCAGGGACTCAAGACCCGAAGCCGAAACAAGGAAGCAACGACCGTCCATAGGAACATTGTTCTTGTCCAAGAGACGCTTTGCATTGCGGAGCTTGGTAAGGTTCAGGTTGGTGTCAGTGCCACCGATGTCATTGCTGACAGTCAACGATGTGCTGGAAGCAGCAAGTGCATCCAATACCAACTGATCCATACGACGACCGATTGAGCCGGAGACAACCTGGACAAGCTCACGACGCTCATCGAAGTTAACCTTCGCCTGATGGAAGATGTCGCTGTATTCAGCAGCATTGTAGTCGCTCATCGTCGCAGTGACCTGCGAATATGTGATGTTGAGTGGTGTTACATCCGTCTGAGGAACCCGAAGTGTGGCAGAACCTTTGCCAATCTTAGGGAACTTTACGGTTGAGCCTTCCACGTTCTGACGTTCACGGACGAGACCAGCAAGGAGACGTTGCCCCTGATATGCTTGCTTCACTTCCGCATCGAAGAGCGTGACAAAGGCTGAGGAAATACCCTGTGCCATGTTAAATCTCCAAATTGCGTTTCATGTGATAAATCGTTCGTGATTGTCCTTACGGGTCACCCAACTAAGTATCCGGTCGTATCTAAGATATGATTGTCGGACGGAGGACAATTAAATCATCCGTCCGATGTTGTCAATTACGGTGAGTATTGCTGGTCACCAAAGGCATTCTGGAACATATTCTCCACCTTGCGTGTGAATACCATGTCCTTGCCGTACTTTGGATCGCCGACCATAGCGTACAGATCATCCTTTGATACTCCGGTATCCGGTGTTACATCTGTAGTCGGGATCGACATCTCACCTGATGCCTGTCTGATCTTGTTCAATGCAGAGACAAAGGCTGCCGAGGTAGATGCCTTGGCGATTGCATTGGTTTCCGATTCATTCAGCACAGACCTGCTCAGTTTGGTTAGCCACTGGTTGTTCGCCTGAATAATATCATTGGCCCGATTGCCGAGCTTCTTGATTTCCGCATCACGATTGATAGTAACTTGCTCAAAAGCCTGACCAGCCTCTTCAATGTAGATAGAAGCCAGCTTGTCGAACGCATCCTGCGAGATTCCGAGTTCCTTGGCTGTCGAGATGTAGCGTGACAGCATAGGGTCATCATCAGGAACATTCAGGTTCTTGAACAGGCTTGCATCGTAGTTGCCATCCTTTGGCGGCTTGTGTTTGCCCTGAGAGAACTTGGTTCTCAGTTCCTGATAGGACTTGGCAAGGGCTTCTACATCTGGCCCTTCTTCTTCTGACCAGAAATTTTCAGGCCAATAGTCCGGTCTGACGAGTGGTTCATCTGGTTTTTCAGGTTCCTCGGCTTTTTGCGCTTCCAGTTCCTGTGCGGTGAGTTCGCGGTGAGGCACTTCAATCTCTGCCGCCACTTCCTCTTCCTTAGTTACTGCTAACAGGCTCTGGTTGTCAGCAGTCTCGCTGGCCTGAGTTGTCTGTTCTTCTTCAATCATCTAGTCCTCGCTCGTTTTATACGCTCCTCAATTAACCGAACAACAGAGTTCTGGCCTTCCCTTGCATAGCCATGCGAAGCATCTTCACCCGGAGTCCAAGTTGGCTGCTCAATAGTCTTATTGCGTAGGTCGGCTAGAATAATCTGTCCTGAGTCGGTACTGAACACACGGGCGTAGTGTGCATCCATTTCTGCTAGATGGTCTTTGCCTTTGACGTTGGTAACGTCACCATCAATATCGTTCCAATCCATTACTGCAATGCCCTCATAAGTGCTGGTTGGTTACTAAGTTGCTCTGGCCCAGCAGGACTTTGTTGCTGAGGCATAGCACCCTGCTGCTGCATCTGCATCTGCTGTGCGGCCTCTGCCATCTGCTGCATGATCAGCTCACGCTCGTCTGTTGTGGTAAGAAGTTTTGTGGGGATACCAAGTTTGTCAGCGATATAGTCGATAATCGCATCTTTCTTGATAGCAATCTGCGCTTCCGGCCCCATAGACGCTGTGATCTGCATAAACTGCAACAGATCGTTGAGTTCGTCCATGTTCTGAGCCTGAGCCAGTGGCGAAATCGGTACTACCTTGACCTGCTGACCATTAACCTTGAGAGGCATCAGGATCAGACCAATTTCATCCATCAGGTACAGAATACGAGATACGATTGGCAGCATTGCCTCGGTAATCAGGCGACCAAAAGCCGCACCAAGGTTCTGTGCCAACTCGTTTCTACGCTGCACTACTTCGGTAGCCGACCGGGCAGACATATTATCCGGCGGTAGGGTGTCGTCGAGCAGCATTTTCTTAATGTTCATCCGCAGATCGTTCATAATAATCTGCGAAACATTGAAGTCTGACGCTTTTGTAAGCGGCATCAGGCTTGGCCCCTGTGGCCCACCATTACGGGCAACCGGAATAATCGCTCCGGGCTGTATCTTGATGGTCTGTACGTTGATTACGCCATCATCTGCCGCTGTATATACACCAGCAACAGCCAATGCAGCGTTCTTCAAGACCAGTTCAACGGTCTTGTTGAGGGTCTTTACGTCTGGCATAGCCGCAATCAACGGGCCACGACCATAGACTTCGCCAGCGACCTTCATATATCGCGCTACAATCCAAGGAGAGACATTCATCGTGCGGTAGACAAGCTCAGACTTACTCTTCTCATGGATCACATGATAGCAGTAGATGTTGTCCTGCTTGTTATAGACAGTAGCTTCCAACAATTCGATGTCTTCTGTCGGCTTCTTGTCGATCATGGACTGCAACTGTGCAGGGATCTTGGCATCTGCCCATTGCAGACTGATTGCCTCACCCTTCACACGCAGTTTCCGATAAACATTGTCTACCGTCCCGTGCGGCCCTTCTTCCAAGCTGACCAGATATTGCGGAACCGCTGTAAATCTAATTGGAATTGACTCATCACCAGGCTGAATGAGCATGACAGCCGTACCAACAGATAAGTCCAGTAGAAATTCCGACATCGCCAGATCAAAGTTAGTTTGTCTGAGAATAGAGAACATTTGTTCATTATATGCGTCCAGAACACGTTGGATCTCCCCTCTACGCTCAATCGGGATCTCGTTGCCAGCCTGTAATCTGCACCACGCACGATATGGAGGAAACAGACTGGACTGGATTTTGTTAGCAAATCGCTGTGTCGAATGAATGGCGGTCGAATCGAAGACCTTGCTCATCTTCTTTTGACCGGGTACGCCACCTTCATAGAAGCCATCATACAGATTGCGCTGTGGCAATGCGTATTCATAGCATTCCTGATAGATTGTACGCCACTCATCCTTGCGTGAAGATGCAAGCGATGAACGCTTCATAATGTTTTCTACGCTCATCCTTGCCATAACTTAATCCTTAATCACCACCGCGAACAAGCAAAATGCAAGTCACGCTTGTTGAAACACCGCCACCAGTTACCTTTGGGCGAACGTATAATGGTTCTGTGTCAAACGCTGCCATACCAGCAACAGTAAATGAGACTGCACCAGCAGCATTCCTCTTGGTAGACGCGACAAAGTTAGTCCCATCAATAGAACCGTCAAACTCGACTGTTGCAGCATTGAACGTGCCTAGTACCTGGGCTGTCAAATGATGCTTGCCGTTTATAAAGATGGCAGTCCCGACATCATTGTTAGCCATACCAGTCCACGTATATACAATCTCGCCATCTATAGTTGCATTCGTATGCTGGATCGTAGCCATAGTTATTTACCTTTGCTGGGCATTGATTTACCGGAGGGTTTTGACTTTCCAGCGGATGACATTGCCATTGCGATAGCCTGTTTTTGGGGATACCCCTTTTGCATTTCGGCACGAATGTTGGCAGAAATTGTCTTCTGCGAAGAACCTTTTTTCATTGGCATTACTTCTTCCCCTTCATAGACGCACGAATGTTATCAACCATGTTCGGATACGGACGACCAGCCTTTTTAGCCATAGCCTTGGCAGACGCTTTCTGCTCAGGAGTTAGCTTTTTGCTAGCACCCAATCCTTTTGGTCGAGGCTTGTCCCATACTTCTGCCATGTTCAATCCTTCATATTCTTGATTCTAGCACTGAGAGCAGCCGCCTTCTTCTTTGCATCAGCACTTGAAGATGCGCCCCATGCCCTAAGAGCTAGTAACTTTCTGGTCGGTTTGCCCTTCTCGTCGAAGTCTGGCCCCTTAACTCCTGCCATTCTCGCCAAGAAACTAGCCTTCCGTCCTAGTGCCTCACGACTTTTAGGCGCACCTTTCACGGGAGCCTTCAAGTTAGAGCCTTCAGTGCGCTTGAAATACGCCCGTCCGGCAGCATTCAGGCCACCTTCAGGGTTCTGGTACTTCTTGGCAACCATTGGTTACGACATCCCACTCAGGCTTGTCGATAGTCCAATTTCAGGGCTGAGACGCTCAGGGCTGAGAAGCTGACGCATACCACCGTACTGACGGGCTCTCATGGATGCTGCCGTTGCTTGAGCAGCTTCAGACTCTTGAGCAGCGATGCGCTTTTCTTGTTCAGCTTGCAATTTCATCTGTGCCTTTTGAGCAGACGTATCAATTTTCGGTGCTTTTGGTGCTAGAAAACCCATGATTGAACCTCGTATATACATGGCAATCTACACCGTCAGGGGTATATGCCGTTAGAGTTGCCTCATAATTGAACCCGATTAGCCCGGCCCAACGCATCGCTGGACTATTATCATTTCTGACAACAATCTGCAAACGTCGTAAATAGGACAGTTGTGTCGTATAAGATACAAACATCTTGGCTTTGCGTGTCAGGTCGAGTGCGTTTTGCTTGGCAAGGTCGTCACTTTTGAACATCCATAGTTCATACGTGTTGGGCCAGAGCTGGAATAGACCAGAAGACAGGATGATCTTGTTGTCGATCATCACTGTCATGCTGGGGTAGGCGTCGGCATACGACTGGATACGCTCGTTAAAGTCAGGCAAAGCCGACGCTGCTCGGCGATCAAGGTCAGATAACTGCATCATGTGGATGTGTCCGTAGTGAAACGGCACAACTCTTATCCTGTCGCTCAGATTTAACTCCGCTATGAAGTCATCCGGCACGATCATGCGAAGATCTCGAAGTCATGGTTGGCTATTGTTGACCTTGGTTGCGATCTACCCATCATATGACCCCGTGTCAGTGTCCTAAATTCGCCACCGCCTAGCATTAAATAGCCGTATGCGTCCCCGATATGCGAGTGTTCATTCTTGTTGGGTGCATCTTTGAACCTATCTGTCCCGCCACCGACACCAACCCGCTTGAAATGGTAGCCACCAGCCAGTGATTTACGCAATCTTTGGCAGTCATGTGCCACAATTATGCCCGGTTTGCCATCAATTAGCCTCTGCATTGGCAGCGCACCAGCTTCCCGACGCACCATAAAGTCATTGGATGCCGTAGGCTGGGCATTCAATCCGAGTGTTTTGAGATAATCGAACGCTGTAACCTCAAAGATCCCGTCTCTGGCAACACCAGCAGGATCTCCCCAGATGAATATTTGCGCTTTTGGGAATCTTGTCTGGATGTCATGGATTAAAATCTGCCCGAAACGCTCCAGACCCATGCTGAATGACACGATTTCATGCAGGATATGCCACCGACCGTTCCTCATTTTCTGTCCAATGACTGCCGCTGGCGTCAAACCAAAGTCCAATCCTACCTGAATCGGCACACTAGGGTCGTAATCCAGTGTTTCTACGCTCATCAGGCTGTCCATATACTCAGGCCATACGGCTTTGCCTTCTTGTACATACACATATTCGCCACCGACATAGCACCTGATCCAGTCAAGGTTCTTGCCGCCGAGCTGCTGCTCATAATAGCCAGGGGGCAGGTTACCGATGTTCTCGGCCTCTGGGTTCATCGTCCAGAATCTACCTGCCGCTGGCAACGCTCCTGGTGTATCTCCGGTGCATTCAACCATTCCTGACGGCTGCTTGAAGAACGACCACTTATACTTGCCTCGGATAGGCTCTTTCTCTGCTAGGCGATACCACCAGTGGTCATTGTCCATTGGGTTGGTATCAGCCCATATACCACGCCAAGTAGGGCCACCGTGCTGCTTGGTTGGATAGCGGCCTACACGATGCGTCAAGCCTTGGATAACAGCTAGGGGCAATTCCCGTGCCTCGTTTACCCATGCTCCGGTCAGCTCAAGAGACAGCAACTTCCTGACATCCTTGGGCTGGTCGAGAGCAAGAAAGATAACCTCGCAATCAACGCCAGGGATACCGTCTCTGCCAGGTAGTTTAAGATGATGAGTGATAGGCGGCGACCACCTCATTGGCCCCCAGACATCTTCAGGGAACAGTGTACCCCACGTCTTGATAGTAGTCGTCCGCAACTCAGGATACGAGTTTCTAACAATCACAAATCTGGTATAGCGCACATTATCGACCGGAGACGGAGCCTGTTGCACGGCCTTCAGGAAGATCTCGGCAGCGCAGCCATACGACTTGCCGCTACCTACCGGGCCGAGCAATCCACGGAAGAACGATGTATCGTGCAGGAATTCCCAGGTAGTGGGAGCCTGAGTAAAATCAAGCTCTAGGCCACCAAGGGTTACGTCAGACGTATCAGACGATCTCGGCGATTGCTTCCTCTTCATTGGCTTCTTCATCTAATGGACTTTCTGTAATGGTATAATTCGTTACAACTGGGCCTTTGAGATTAATACCCATGATAGTAGGCCGCGCATCATCACTGAGGTTCTCCAATAACCCGTAATGCTTGGAGAGCAACCGCAAAGCAGACATCTTGTCGTGCATTTCCACTTCAATCTCGTTGCCCTCTCTCGTCGGCCTGATCTTTATCTTCTTAATCGCCTTCCGAGTATGCTCCGGCAAATCATAACTGGGAATAACACTAACTCCCCCAGTCTGATCCCACGACAACACATCAGTAATCTTAGAAGAGCCAAGTATTTCTAGCTCCTGCAACACCGCCTCCTTCTTTCCATCCACCCTGTTGGAACTCAAAACACGTCTAAACTGTCTAACACTGGTCATTATCTATAATCTCCTGTTCATAACTAGTTAAAACCCTCTTGACACTATTTACAAAACATACACGAACCCCTTATAACCCGAAGGGTGTCCCACAATATAGAGAATAACACCCAAGGGTATGCGTGTTCCGGCACGCATGAAACAACCATGCTGGTAAGCATGAGTAGTAGGGCAACCGAGAAGAGTTCCTGAACGACATAAAACACCCCATGAAAAACCAGAAAAAAATCGTGTCACATACCCCGTACTAGAGCGGACGGGGCGGGGGGGAAGGGGTGGCCTGCGAGAAAGAGCCCCCGTCGATGAGTTGCTGTAAACCACTAGGCACAGAGCCCTTAGAGCGTAGCCACTGAGAGACTGCAAGAGATGCTAGTCGCTTGAATTCATCAAGCTCAATCCCCTGAGAGACAAGAGAGGAAGCGGGAAGGAATTGAGATTGAGTAACGGTAACA